TATGTCGCCGCGCTTGAGTTCTGGCGGCAGTACCTCGAGGGGCTGAACGCGCTGCGCGATGAGCGCGGCATGGCGGTCATCCAGATCGCGCACACCGACATCAAGCGCTTCGACTCACCTGAGCACGAGCCGTACGACCGCTATGTGATCAAGCTGCACGCCCGTGCCGCGGCGCTGCTGCAGGAGCATTCCGACGTCGTGCTGTTCGCGAACTATCGCATCAGCACGGTGAAATCCGACGTCGGCTTCAACAAGAAGGTGACCCGCGCATTGGGCTCCGGCGAGCGGGTTCTCTACACCGCCGAGCGGCCCGCCTTCCTCGCCAAGAACCGCTACGACCTGCCGGACAGCCTTCCGCTGTCGTGGGCCGCATTCATGGACGCGATGCCGCACCGATCCCCTGAACAGAAGGATGCCTGATCATGGCGAGACTGTATGAAGCCTTCGATGCCACCAGCGTCGAACCCAACAAGCCCTTCGAGCTGCTGCCGCCCGGCCGTTACGTGGTGCAGATTGTCAATTCCGAGATGCGGCCGACCAAGGACGGCATGGGCCAGCTCTTGTGGCTCGAACTCGATGTCCTGGAGGGGGCCTGCGCCGGCCGCAAGCTGTTCGACCGATTGAACCTCGTCAACGCCAATCCGACCACTGTCGAGATTGCGCAGCGCACCCTGTCGGCGATCTGCCATGCGGTTGGCAAGATGCAGGTCGACGACTCAGAGCAGCTACACCTCGTCCCGCTGATTGCCGATGTCCGCGTGCAGCCGCCGAAGAACGGCTACGACGCCCAGAACGGCATCCGTTACCTGCCTCTGGAGCAGAGCCCCCCGTCGCGGCCGGTCGTGGCTCCGCCGGTGCGTCCCGCAGCCGCAGCTCGCCCCGCAGCGCCGGTGAGCGCGCCTCCGGCGGCCAAGCCGACCACCGCGCCATGGCGGCGCAACGGCTGAGCCAGGGAGCGGCAAACATGCAAGACGACGCAGCGGAGTTGCCGCCGACGCGGGATGAATGCCGGGCGTTGCTGGCCACGCTGACGGGTGAAGTGGCGGCGATCAAGACCCGGATCGCCGCCGCCGATCTCGAACGGCAGCGCCGCCGCGGCAGGGTTGATCCGCAACAGTTTCAGGCGTGGCGAGCGGCGCTGTCGGACAGGCAGCGCCAGATCGAGCGGCTTACGCGGCACATGTCGGCGCTGCCGTCACCGCGTGATGTGCTGAAGGATCGGCTGCTCGAGGTCCTGCGTGCCGATTACGACGAGATTGCCTGGCAGACGGCGATCGAGAAGGCGCGCCGAATGATGACAGGGGAGGGGCTCGCCTGATGGCCCCGCTTCCGCCACCGCCGGCGCCGACGCTCGAGGCGATCTACGCCGCCTATGTCGCGGATGCCGACGATGGCTTTCGCGATCACCTGGGCGCCTCGATCATCGGCAAGGAGTGCCGCCGCGCGCTGTGGTACGACTTCCGCTGGCTCACCCGGCGGGCGTTCTCGGGGCGCATGCTGCGGCTGTTCGACACCGGCAAGCGCGAGGAGGAGCGTCTCGTCCGCGATCTGCGCCGCACCGGCGCCACCGTGCTCGCCACCGATCCCGAGACGGGGCGGCAATGGCGGGTGTCGGCAGTCGGCGGTCACTTCGGCGGCTCGCTCGATGCTGTCGCGATTGGCCTGCTCGAAGCACCGAAGACCTGGCACGTCGTCGAGTTCAAGACGCACGGGTTGAAGTCGTTCGCGGCGCTGAAAAACGACGGCGTCGAGCAGTCCAAGCCGCAACACGCAGCGCAGATGCGGGTTTACATGCATCTGACCGGCATCACGCGGGCGATGTATGTCGCCGTCTGCAAGGACACCGACGAGATTCACCTCGAGCGGGTGCGCGCCGATCCGGCGGAGGCTGAACGCTTGATCGCCGAGGCTGAGCGCGTGATCAACGCGCCGCGGCCGCCGGTGAAGATCTCCGACGATCCGGCGTGGTGGCAGTGCCGATTGTGTGAGCACCACGATCAGTGTCACGGCGGCCGGCCTGCGACACGCAACTGCCGGACGTGCCTGCATTCGACGCCGGTCGAGGGTGGATGGATCTGCGAGCGCTGGAAGCGCCCGCTGTCGTCGGCCGAGCAGCGGCAGGGATGCCCCTTTCACCTGTTCGTCCCCGATCTGGTTCCTGCCGAACCGGTCGATGCCGGCGAGGACTGGGTCGCATATCGCTTTGCCGACGGCCGCCGCTGGGTCGATGGCGCCGGGGCGACAGCAGGGGGGACAGCATCATGATCGAGCTTCGCCCCTACCAGTCGGCAGCGATCGAGGCGATCTACGGCTACTTCGCCGACAAGGGCGGCAATCCGTTGATCGTGCTCCCGACAGCGTCCGGCAAGTCAGTCGTTCTTGCCTCCTTCACATCGCGCGCCATCGCCGATTGGCCGGACACGCGAATCCTTATCGTCACCCACGTCAAGGAGTTGATCGCCCAAAACTACTCCGAGATGCTGCGGCTGTGGCCGGACGCGCCGGCCGGCATCTACTCGGCCGGGCTGAACAAGCGCGATCTGCACGCGCAGATCCTGTTCGTTGGCATTCAGAGCATTCACAAGCGCGCCTACGACATCCAGCGCTGCGATCTGGCGCTGATCGATGAGGCGCATCTCATTCCGCGCACCTCCAACACCATGTATCGCCGGTTCTTGGGCGATCTCACGATCATCAACCCGCACCTCAAGGTCATCGGCTTCACCGCCACCCCCTACCGGCTCGACAGTGGCATGCTGCACGAGGGCGACGGCGCCCTGTTCACCGACATCGCCTATGAGGCGGGCGTCGCCGAGATGATCGCGCAGGGCTACTTGTGCGAGGTGGTGCCGAAGCGAACCGCAACCCAGCTCGACACCACGGGCGTCGGCAGCCGCGGCGGCGAGTTCATCGCCGGCCAGCTCGAGGCGGCGTGCGACGTCGCGGCGGTGACCGCATCCGCTGTCGACGAGATCGTCCGCCACGGCGCCGATCGCGGTTCGTGGCTGGTATTCTGCGCCGGTGTCCGCCATGCCGAGCACGTCCGTGACGCGATCAAGGAGCGTGGCTTTGCCTGCGAGGCGATCCTCGGCGAGACCGCCTCAGCCGAACGCGACCGCGTCATCGCCGCCTTCAAGTGCGGCACGATCCGTTGTCTCACCAATGCCAACGTGCTGACTACCGGCTTCAACGCGCCCGGTGTCGATCTGATTGCCATGCTGCGGCCGACCAAGTCGGTCGGTCTCTACGTGCAGATGATCGGCCGCGGCACGCGTCTCGCCAATGGCAAGCAAGATTGCCTGGTCCTCGACTTCGCCGGTAACGTCGAGCGGCACGGTCCGATCGATCGCATCGACGGCCGGAGGCGGAAGAAGGACGACGAGGAAGGCATCGCACCGGTCAAGGCGTGCCCAGAGTGCCAGACGATCGTTCACGCGTCGACTCGGACCTGCCCCGGCTGCGGCTACGAGTTCCCGCCGCCGCCGCCCGATCTGTCGCGCACCGCCTCGACCTCGGCCATCCTGTCGAGCCAGATCAAGCCCGAATGGGTGAGTGTCTCCGGCGTCAGCTATCACCGCCACGAGAAGCCCGGCAGCCCGCCCAGCCTGCGCGTCGAGTACGCGTGCGGCCTCGCCTCGCATCGCGAATGGGTCTGCTTCGAGCACACCGGCTACGCCCGGCAGAAGGCGGTGCAGTGGTGGCAGACGCGGCTGCCCGATCGGCCGGTGCCGCGTACCGTCGCCGAGGCGCTCGTCCTTGCCGAGCAGCTGCCCATCCCTGTCCGGATCAGCGTCCGGCCGCAGGGCCGCTACACCGAGATCACCGGCTACGAGCTCCAAAAATGCTCTGCGACGTCTGCCGCCGCGAGGCCCGCGGCTTCGGCTGGTTCGATCCTGCCCTGTCCTTCGAACACCCCCGGCAGCGGTTTCGCCACCTCTGCTCCATCGCCTGCCAGGACCTCTGCCATGGGAGACAGGGCATGATCGATCCCACCCCGAACGAGAAAGCCGCCTTCGTCCACGGCGGTCGTTTCGGCGGCGAATACCTCGACAGCCTCGGCAAGACCGATCTGGAGACGCTCAATCCGGACGAGTGGCTCACCTTCGTCGAGGCGGTCGTCACCGGTTATTGCGACCACCTGCGCGCGCTCGCCGCCAGAGACGCGGAGCGCTTAGGCGTTATGTCGCCGGAGGTGCCGTTCTGATGGCAAGCTTCATGGCCGATCTCGGCGCGCGGCTGGTCGACAACGGCTACGCCGTCATCCCGATCATGCCGGGAACCAAGAAACCAGGCCGGTTCGTTGCCGGCGCCTGGCGCGATTACCCCGGCTGGACGAAGCACTGCACCCGGCCCACGACCGACAACGAGCTTGCGATCTGGAGCCAGTGGCCGGACGCCGGCATCGGCATCGCCGGCGGCGTGGTCGCCGCGGTCGACATTGATATCGCCGACGGCGAGGTGGCGGTGCGCATCGAGACCCTGGCTCGCGAACGGCTGGGCGGTACACCGGCGCTGCGGATCGGCCGGGCGCCGAAGCGGCTGCTGGTCTATCGCACGGACGAACCGTTCAAGGGCTTCAAACTCATGCCGATCGAGGTGCTGTGCGAAGGGCAGCAGTTCGTGGCCTATCACATCCATCCCGACACCGGTCGCGCTTACGAGTGGCCGGAGGAGTCGCTCGCCGACATCGACATCGGCCGGCTGCCCGCGATCAGCCAAGCGCAGGCGCGCGCCTTCGCCGATGAAGCCTACGCGCTGTTGCCAGAAAGCCTGCGGCCGGCGCGGCTCGGCGACGCCAAGCCGGCGGCCCAGCGGCTGAGCGTGACCGACGATCTGCGCGGTACCACAGAGGCTGTCACCGCCGCGCTCGCCTTCATCCCCAACGCCGATCTCGACTACGAGTCATGGATGCGGATCGGCATGGCGCTGAAGGGCGCGCTCGGGGATGAAGGTGAAACGCTGTTCGCCTCCTGGTCGGCACAGTCGACGAAGGATGTCCCGGAAACGACCGCGAAAGCCTGGGCGAGCTTCCAGCCGCGCGCGATCGGCGCCGGCACCCTCTATCACCACGCGATCGCCAACGGCTGGTCGCCCGATCCGGCGCTCGTCCTCAACGGCAATGTGCGCGCGAACGGACCCCATCCGGCACAGGCGCTGTTAGAGAAGCTCTCCTCGCCGCCGCTGCAACTTCCGCAAGAAATTGCGGACGTGCGTCCTGTCGAGAAAGCGCCCTGTCCGGTGGACATTGCCGGCCTCGACGGCGGACTCAAGATGCTGGTCGACTACATGCTGGCAACCGCTCGCCGGCCGCAGCCGGTGCTTGCCCTCGGCGCGAGCCTTTGTGCGCTGGGGGCGCTGATGGGCCGCAAGTACCGGACCGAGAGCAACCTGCGCTCGAACCTCTACGTCGTCGGCATCGCCGATTCCGGCTCCGGCAAGAACCACAGCCGCGAGGTCATCACTGAACTGTTCGTCGAGGCGGGTCTCGGCCACACCCTTGGCGGCAACAAGATCGCGTCGGGCGCCGGATTGCTCACCGCGGTGCATCGGCAGCCGGCGATCCTGTTCCAGATTGACGAGTTCGGCATGTTCCTGGCGGCGGCCGCTGACCGCAAGCGCAGCCCCCGGCACATCTCAGAAATTCTCGATCTCATGACCGAGATCTACACCATGGCCGGCGCCATCTTCCTCGGTGCCGAGTATGCCAACCGAGACGGCAGGAACGAACGGCGCGACATCAATCAACCCTGCCTCTGCGTCTACGGCACGACAACGCCGGTCCACTTCTGGAACGCGCTGCAGTCGGCCAATGTCGTCGATGGTTCGCTCGCCCGCTTCATCGTCTTTCAGTCGGAGGACGACTACCCCGAGGAGAACGACGCCGCCGGCATCCGCACCTCGCCGCCGGAGCTCCTTAACGCCCTTAAACTGATCGCGAGCGGCGGCGGCCGTCAGGCGGCCGGCAACCTGGCAGGCATGACGCCGGGCCCGGAAACCGCCGTCGACCCACTGTCGGTGCCAATGACGCCGGAGGCGCGCTCTCTCTTTCGCGCCTTCAAGCACGATAACACAGCCAGGCTGCGCGAGGCTCGCGGCACGCTGTTCACCTCGATCCTGGCGCGAATCGCCGAGAACGCCTGGAAGGTGGCGATGATCCGAGCCGTCGCCGCCGATCCGGTGGCACCGGCAATCCGCGCTGTCGACGCCGCCTGGGCGATCGCGCTCGTCCGCCATTGCGCCGAGCACACCATGCTCGAGGTGGAGCGCAATGTGGCCGACAACCCAGTCGAGGCCAACCACAAGCGCGTGCTCGGCATCATCCGCAACGCCGGTGATGGCGGTCTCACCAAGAGCGAGCTTATCCGCCGGACGCAATTCCTCGACAAACGGCAGCGCGACGAGATGATCGCCTCAATGGCCGAAGCCGGAATGATCGCCTCGGCATTGCGGCCGACCGCAACCAAATCGGTCTTGGTTCTCCGTGCGACTGAGGGGGGCCTGTGACTATGCATTTTTCATGGGCTGGGAAAATTGTTTTCCTATGCAGAATCAATTTGTTAATTGAAAACTGCAATTCTTCAATTTTTCACGCGAAGTACGTATACGCGCGCGCGGGTAAGCGCATCTACCAACCACAACACGTATACTATAATTATTATTCATTATTGAGTTATTACCAAATAAGCCAACTCTCTCAGAGCGTTAGCCGATCCGAACGGGCTTTGAAAATTCTTGAGCGATTTGCACCGGGCGCCACCGGCCGGCGATCGCTGTCATCCGTTCAACTGAGCGCATCCACCCTCGAGGGCTGGAGCGAGGTTGTCGTCCCTGACCGGAGGACACCGCCGCCCCTGCCGCTCCATGACCCTGGAGGACGATATGAAGCTGAAGTCTATCCGTGGCTCAGCGACCGCCGCTGAGCCGCCGCTGATGTCCGCCGAGGAGATGATCTCGGCATCCGAGATATCCTGCGAGCCGCTAGAAGGGTACCTCGAGGCGATCATCAAGGAGACCGACTGCAAGACGGTGGTGCCGATGCCGGTCAACGGGCCGCCGCCGATCGAGGCGCTCGCCGGCGGCCGGCGGACACCGCCGGTGATCCTCGCTCTGGATCTGGGGCAGCGCACGGGCTGGGCCGTGCGCAGTCGCGACGGCGCGATTGCGAGCGGTGTCCAGGAGTTCCGCCCCGGCCGGTTCGAGGGCGGCGGGATGATCTGGCTGCGCTTCCGGGCGTGGCTGCAGGAGATCGACGAGACTTCCGGCGGCGTCGGCGTGGTGGTGTTCGAGGAGGTACGCCGGCATTTGGGCACCGCCGCCGCGCACGCTTACGGTGGTTACCTCGCCCATCTCACCGCCTGGGCCGAGGCGAACTCGATCCCCTACCAGGGCGTTCCGGTCGGCACCATCA